CTGCAGTTCGGGTTCACTCCGGCGTCGGAGGGGTCGCTGCTGCTGGCGGCAAAGGACCGGGGCGGCGTCGACGGTGATGACGGCCCGTCGCCGTTCGCGGCGACCAGCTGAGCGCGGCTTACCCTTCCCCTGTGGCAACTTCCTCGCGGGCTCCGGCTGCACCGCGTGCTCGCCGTGCGCGGGTGCCGGTCGCGCTGATCGCTGGCATGCCGGACGCGGCTGGGCTGGCGGCGCTGAAGTTGTCGCCAGAGGTTGCCTGGTATCTGCTCGACCGCGGTATCGGGTTGCCGGAGCCGTGGCAGGCGCCGCTGATCAAGACGCCGGAGCCGGGCGAGCTGCGCGCCGACGCCGTCTTCGATCCGGAGCGGGTCGACAAGGTGTTGCGGACGTTCCGGTATCTGCGGCACACGAAGGGCGACTACGCGGGCCGGCCGTTGGTGCCGGACATCTGGCAGACGGCGCACATCCTGGCGCCGATCTTCGGCTGGGTGGCGCCGGACGCCGCCGGGCGGTTGCGCCGGATCATCCGGGAAGCGTGGATCGAGCTGCCCCGCAAGGGCGGCAAGTCGACGTTGGTCGGTGGCATCGGCATCTATATGTCGTGCGCTGACGGGGAGTCTGGCGCGGAGTGTGTGGCTGCGGCGTCGACGGAGAAGCAGGCGGGCTTCGTCTTCGACCCGGTGCGGTCGCTGGTGAAGAACAGCCCGGACCTGGGCAAGTACGCGAAGGCGTATCAGAAGAAGATCATTCATGAGCCGACCATGTCTGAGTTCGGCGTCGTCTCGTCGGTCGGCGACGGGTTGCACGGCGCCAACCTGCATTTCTACGTGGTCGACGAGGTACACGTGCACAAGTCGCCTGAGCTGATAGAGGCGATCGAGACGGGCACGGGCTCGAGATCACAGCCGCTGGGTGTGCTGATCACAACCGCGGATGCGGGCGCGCCGGACACCATCTACGCGCGTAAGCGCACCCGGATTGTGTCGCTGGCCGACGGGCTGTTCCGCGACCCCGGTACGTACGGGGTGATCTGGGCGGCCGCGCTGTCGGAGGAAGACGCGAAGACGCGGGGGCTCGATCTGCTGTCGGCGGACGCGCAGCGCGCGGCTAACCCGGGGTACGGGGTGTCGCCGACGGCGGAGTATCTGGAACGGCAGGCGCTGATCGCGTCGCAGTCTCCGGCGGACTACTCGAAGTACCTGCGGCTGCATCTGAACATCCGGACGCGTCAGGCCACGACGTACATCACGGTAGATGCGTGGGATCGGAACATGGGTGTCGTCGAGCGGTCGGCGCTGCTGGGTCGGCGCTGCACGGCCGGGCTTGACCTGGCGTCGACGTCCGACTTCACGGCATGGGCGATGCTGTTCCCGTCGGCTGACGGCGCCAGCTTCGATGTGCTGTGGCGGTTCTGGATTCCGGAAGTCGCGTATGACGCGCTGGTGAAGCGCACGAGCAAAGAGGCGCAGGTGTGGCGGCGCCGCGGGCTGTTCCGGGTAACCGAAGGCGACGTCGTCGACGACGAGCAGGTCGTGAAGGACATTCAGACCGATTGTGATGCGTTCCGGGTGACGGAGATCGGGTATGACCCGTGGAATTCGTCGGCGATCGTGAACGCGCTCGGCAAGGGTGGCGCGAAGCTGGTGCCGGTCCGGCAGGGGTACCCGTCGCTGTCGGCGCCGCTGAAGCACATCAAGAAGCTGGTGCACGCCGGCACGCCGGAGGCGCCGCTGTTCCGGCACGGCGGCAATGCCGTGGCCAGGTGGATGCTGGGCAACCTGGCGGTGGCGATGGACGAACAGGAGAACGTCAAGCCGGACCGGGCGCGGTCGGCCGATAAGATCGACGGAATCGCCGCGGTGACGATCGCTATGGCGCGAGTGCTGACGCAGCCGGCGACCCGCCGGTCGGCGTACGCAGATAAGGGGCTGGGTGTCGCGTGATCAGATTTGGTGTGAAGCGGCGGCAGGCCGTGGTGAACCTGACCGGCGGCCGTACCCTCGTGGGGGAGCTGGCCGTATCGTGGCCGTGGGCGCTGCGGCTGCGCGGCGCGGCGACGGTCGGGGCGGATGGGCGACAGACGAGAATCGACGGGGTCGTGGTTGTGCGGTGGCGCGCCGTCGAGTTCGTTCAGCTGATCGGGTGAAGGGGGCGCGGTGGTCGGGTTCGTCGTCAGCGATGGTCAACTAGCGTCCATCGGGCAGGACATTTCCCCGTGGGGGATACCCGGCATTCCGCGGGGGATCGAGCTGAACTCCGGCGTGCACGTCACCTACGGGGAGATGTACCGGACGCAGCCGGCGATCCGGACTGTGGTGTCTTTCCTCGCGTCGAATATCGCCAGTTTGGCACTGAAGTCGTATCGCAGGCTGGACGATACGGACCGGGAGCGGCTGGCGCCGGACATGCCCGGCACGCTGGCGTTTCTGTTGGAACGCCAGCCGAATCCGACGACTACTGCGTACCGGATGATCCATGCTCTGATCTCCGATCGGGCAACGTACGACATGGCGTACCTGCTGAAGGTGAAGGCCGGCGACGGCACGGTGGGTCTGCGGCGCATCCCGGTGCCGCGTATCCGGCCGTCGGGCGGCGACTGGTTCGAAGCCGACCGCTACCGGATTACGGGCTCGAAAGGGTACATGGACGTGCCCCGTGAGCAGCTGATCGTGTTCCCCGGGTATTCGCCGGATGACAACCGTGTCGGAGTGTCGCCGATCGAAACGCTGCGGCAGGTGTTGGCCGCGGAGGCGTCCGGTGCGGAGTACATGGATCAGCTGTGGCGTAACGGCGCCCGGGTGGCGTCGGTGATCGAACGGCCGGTCGACGCCCCGGAGTGGGATGGCCCGCAGCGTGAACGGTTCCTGTCTGACTGGCGTAACTTCACTGGGTCGGGCGGGAAGGCTGGCGGTACGCCGCTGCTCGAAGATGGCATGTCGCTGAAGCCGGCCGGGGTGTCGCCGCGGGAGGCGCAGCGGGTTGAGGGTCGGAAGTTGACCCGCGAGGAAGTGGCGTCGGCGTATCACATTCCGCCGCCGCTGGTCGGCATTCTTGATCATGCGACGTTCAGCAACATCCGCGAGCAGCACATTCAGCTGTACGTCGACACGCTCGGGTCGTGGTGTGAGTCGACGGAGCAGGAGTTTCTGCTGCAGCTGGTGCCCGACTTCTATGGGGCGACCGGCAAGGTTTACGTCGAGTTCGACATCAACGCGAAGCTGCGCGGTGACTTCGAAGGGCAGGCGCAGCAGCTGCAGTCGGCGATCGGCGCGCCGTACATGACGCGCAACGAAGGTCGGGCCCGACTGAACCTGCCGCGCATCGACGGCGGCGACGAACTGGTCACCCCGTTGAACGTGACGCAGGGCGGGCAGGCGTCGCCGCAGGACAGCGCGCCGCCGCCGAAGGCGCGCCGGGCCGCGCGGCGCGGCGGCGGCCGGAAGGCGGCGGCGTCGCCGGTCGACATCAAGGTGCACGTCGACCTGTTCTCGGCGACCTTCGAGCGGCAGCGTAAGGCGGTGATGACCCGGTACGCGACGCTGACGAAGGCGGCTGTGAGCGTGGCCGTTGATGACGTGTGGGACCGGGCCCGGTGGGACCGCGAGCTGTCGGCGGACCTGCTGAAGGCGGGTCTGCCGCTGGTCGCCGCGGTGGGCACGTCGGTGGCCGGCGATCTGGGGGGCGACGACTTCGACCCGTCGATGACGGTCAACTACATCGCCGCGCAGACGGCCGGGACTGCGGGGGCGGTGAACCGGACGACGGAGGATCAGCTGCCGGCGGCGCTGGCGGGGCAAGATCCGGCGACCGCGCTGGAAGCCGTCTTCCTCGCGGCGATCGCGCAGCGCGCGCTGGCGGTGGGTCGGGGGCAGGCGGCGAATCTGGCCGGCTGGGGGTCAGTGGAGGCGGCGCGGCAGTCGGGGCTGGGTGCGCGGAAGGCGTGGGAGACGGTTGGGCCGAATCCGCGGCCGGCGCATGCTGCGATGAACGGGCAGACGGTCGCGCTCGACGACACGTTCAGCAACGGGGCGCGCTGGCCGGCCGATGATGTGAACCTGGACGTTGACGACGTGGCCGGCTGCACTTGCGTGCTGGTGATCATCCCGGAGGGGGTCGAGTAATGAGGATCAAGAATCTGCCGGCGCGCATCAAGGCGTCGGGTGAGCCGGACGGGCTGAAGCCGGGCGAGTTCAAGGCGATCGTGTCGGTGTTCGGCAACCGTGACAGTTACGGCGACGTGATGATGGCCGGCGCGTTCGCCGACACTCTCGACGCATGGAAGTTGTCCGGCGACCCCATCCCGGTGCTGTGGTCGCATGACTGGTTGGACCCGATGTCGCACATCGGTGTCGTGCTCGACGCACGGGAAGTGCACGCTGGAGAGATGGGCGACGGGGTGCCGGCCGGGCTGTGGGTGCACGGCGCGAACGACGTGGAGAGCAACACGCGGGCGGCGCAGGTGTCCCGACTTATGGCGGGCCGGCGCATCACGCAGTTCAGTTTCGCCTTCGACGAGGTCGAGTCGGGGCCGATCGTGCACGAGGGCGTGCCGTCGTGGGGTATCTCGAAGGTGAACCTGTTCGAAGTTGGCCCGACCCTACTGGGCGTGAATCAGGAGACGGAGCTGCTGGGCGCGAAGCGCATGATCATTGACCTTGCGGCGCGCAGCAAGGCGGGCGCCCGACACTCTGATGCGGACCTGGTGTCGCTGCGATCCATTCACGATGCGCTCGGGGCTCTGGGGGTATCGTGTGACCCGCAAGCCGGTAAGGGCCGCCAGGGCAGCGCCGGCTCCGACGACACGGATACCCAAGGGGGTAAGGGTGTCGAGCCGGAGCCCATTCTGACCCCCGCGAAGACTCCATTCGGCGCTCGCGTCCTAGCTGAAGCCTGGGCGCTGGAGTACGAGTGAGGGGAGGGGTCAGTGACCCCGGAGCAGATCCGCGCAGCGATCGTTGAGCACGCGAAGGCGGCGAAGGCGATCGCGCAGCGCGCCGAAGACGAGAGCCGCGACTTCACCGAAGGTGAGCGCGGCGAGATCGCCGACCACATGACGAAGTGCTCGACGCTGCGCGAGCAGCTGAAGGCGGCGCAGGCGACCGGCATGGCGAAGGCGGCCGACGCGAAGCTGCGCGCCGACCTGGCGGCGCTCGACGGCGTCGACCTGGGCGACGGCGACGACCCGGCGCCGCAGATGGGCGCGCTGTACCTGCCGAAGCGCGGCAAGTCGCTGGGTGGGCTCTTCGTCGAGTCGGCCGAGTACCTGGACGTGCTGAAGTCGGCCGGCCCGGGTGGCGGGTTCAGCCGTGGGCAGGTCATTCAGTCGAAGCACGCGCGTTTCAAGACCCTGATCACCGGGGGCTCGGACACGTCGGCCGGTGCGTTCGTCGTGAACGACAACATCGGGCTGCAGGCGGGGCTCGACCAGTTCCAGCGACCGCTGAACGTGCGGCAGCTGCTGACCAACGGCACCACGGCGAGCGACACGGTGGAGTACGTGCAGATCACGTCGACCACGAACAACGCCAGCACCGTGGCGGAGTCGACGACCACGGCGACCCCGGGCAGCCAGACGGCCGCGAACGGCGTCAAGCAGGAAAGCGCGATGGCGCTGGCCAAGAAGACGGCCGTGGTGCGCACCTTCGCGCACTGGATTCCGGCGACCACTCGGGCCCTGTCCGACGCCGGCCAGATCCGGGCGCTGATCGACGCGTTCCTGCTCTACGGTCTGTCGGAGGAAATCGAAGACCAGATCATGAACGGTGACGGGGCCGGCGAGAACTTCGACGGCATCACGCACGTCACCGGCACGCAGGCGCAGAACTGGGACACCGACATCCTGACCACGACCCGTAAGGCGCGGACGAAGGTCCGCACGGTCGGCCGGTCGGTGCCCACGGCGTACGTGATGCACCCGACCACCTGGGAGCAGATCGACCTGCTGCAGGACAACGAGGCGCGGTACTTCTTCGGTGGGCCGGCCCGGCTCGGTTCCCCGACCCTGTGGGGGCTGCCGGTCGTCGAGTCGGAGACGGTCGACGTGGCGCAGGTCATCGTCGGCGACTTCCGCAAGGCGGTTCTGTGGGACCGCGAGCAGGCGTCGATCGCCGTGAGCAACCAGCACAGCGATTTCTTCATCCGGAACATGGTCGCCATCCTCGCGGAAGAGCGGCACGCGTTCGGCGTGATTCAGCCGAACGCTTTCGTCATCGCCGACGTCACCGCCTAATCGGCGGCTGGCCGGCTCCGACCAGGACAAGGAGACATCATGGGGTACCTGCTCGCCCAGCCGGGCGACGCACGCGGGGCTGCGGTGGCTGACCCGGCCGCGCTCACTTCCTCGCAGCAGCCGGCGCTGACCGCCGCTGCGTCGGTCAGCGCGCCGACGAAGACGGAGTTCGACAAGGTCGTCGCCGACGCGGTCGCGGCGCGCACCACCGTGAACGCGATGCAGGTCGACATCGCCGCGCTGCGTACCAAGCTGGCGGCGCTGCTCGACTCGCTGCAGGCCGGATCGGTCATCGCTCCGTGAGCACGGTAGCCGGCCCGCATCGCTGCCCCCTGTGTCATGCTGCAGGGGCAGTGTGCGGGCCGGCTACGTCGTCGGTGCCCGTCGACATCGTCGAAGTGAGGGGGCAGGTCGTGTCGGGTAGTCCGGTGAAGCGTTGGGTGAACCATGACGGGCAGTGGCGGTTGTTCCGGATCAGCGAGAGCGACCCCCGCTGGTCGGGAACGGTGGCGTACGACCCGGCCGTCCCGCGGCCCGATCGGTCGCTGACCGCGGCTCGGGTGGCTGCCGGCCACACCGAACCGGAGCAGCCGCCGGAGAAGCCGGCCGTGGCTCCGGAACCGGAGATTGAGGAAGGGCGCGCCGCCCCGAACAAGGCGCGGCGGACCAGTTCGGGCGGCCGGCGCCGAGCGACCACGAAGAGCACAACCGAGCAGGGCGAGGGTGGCCAACGGTGAGCGGTAACCTGACCGACGTCGCGGAGTCGCTGGCGCTGAACTATCTGACGGTGAACACGAACGTCGCGCCGTCGACGGGCCTGCAGTTGCGGCTGATGACGGCGAACGGGTCGGACTCGGCGGCCGGCACGGAAGTCACTGGCGGGTCGTACGCCGGTCAGAACATCACGTTGTCGGCCAGTTCGGGCGGCAGCGCGTGCACGAACGGTTCCGACATCACGTTCACGGGCATGCCGGCGTGCACGGTGGTCGGCATGGAGCTGTGGGACCGCGGCGGCACGCCGCGCCGGCTCTGGTATGGGGCGGCGACCGCGAGCAAGACGGTCAACGCTGGGGACGATTACAAGGTGGCGGCCGGAGACCTCTCCGTCTCCATGGACTGACGCCGTGACCGCGCGGTACGCAACCGCTGAAGGCGGAGTTGCTGGCGCGACGGTTGGCGTCGGTGACACAGGTTCGGGCACGCCGTTCGATGCCGGCACCATCGGCACGGGCGGCGCGTTCACGTACTCATCGACGGGCGGCTGCCGACGCGGTGGGGCTGGCCAGTGTTACGCGTATTCGGTGGGCGGCACGTCGGCGCTCGCCCGGCGCAGCTGGAATGTGAACGCCGGGAACAGCGCGGCGGCGGCGCCGTACCGGGCGTATATCGACCCCGCAGACTTCTCCGGCGCCACGGTGATCATCGCCCGGGGCATGGATTCCGCGGGAAACACTCAGCGCTGGCGGCTAATCCTGACCGGGTCGGCCGTGTCGCTGCGCAAGGCGGACAACACCGCGGCCGGGGGTACCGCGACGTCGGGCGTGTTGTCGTCGGGTACCCGGTACCGGGCCGAATGGTCGGTGGCCGGTTCGACGACGGGCGCGTACCGGCTGATCGTGTACGTCGGGGAGTCGACGACTGCGTTTTACGATTCCGGCGCCGGCACGGCCGACTTCGGCGGCACCGTGCAGTCGGTGCACGTGGGTATCGCCGCGTCGGCGACCAGTCAGTCGGGCAAGATCGACGATTTCATGGCTGGCGACCCGGGCGACGCGGCTTTCGGGCCCGCGGTCCCGACGGGTCAGCTGGCCGTGTCGGGTGCTGGCACCCTGGCCGGCACCGGCCGTGCCGTGGTGCGCGGCGCCACCGCGCTGGCGGGCGCCGGCACACTGGGGGCGACCGGACGCGGTGTTGCGCGCGGCGCGGCTGGACTGGCGGGCTCCGGCACGCTGGCGGGTGCCGGCCGGGTCGGGGTCAACGGCGGGGTCGCGCTTGCCGGGGCCGGAGCGTTCGCGGCAGCCGGCCGGGTCGCAGTCAACGGCGCGACGGCACTGGCAGGCTCCGGAACGCTGGCGGCCGTCGGGCGAGTCGGCGTCAACGGTACCGTCGCGCTCGCGGCCGGTGGCGTACTGGCGGCAGCCGGGTCGGTCACGGTGCGCGCCGCCGCGGCTTTCCTCGCGGACGCGTCGGCTGCGCTGGTCGGCGTCGCACAGGTACGCGGCGCCGCTGACTGGTCGGCGCAGTCGTTGGCCACGTTCACGTCGGGCGATCCGGCGGTGGCCGGCGCGGCGGACTGGTCTGCGGCGGGCGTGCTGTCGGTGAGCGGCAGCCGCGTGGTGCGCGGCGCGGCATCGTGGTCAGGGACTGCGACGGCTACGCTGGTGCCGACCGTGGCGCACCGGGCGCGGCGCCGCAGCTCGACACCCGCTGAGCGTGACTCCGGCGACGCCACGGTGCGCCGTGAGAGTGCCCCGACGCCGCGGCCGTCGTCGGGGTCGGGTACCAGCCGGGGGAGCGTGTAGTGGAAGAGCTGAGCACGTATGACCCGTTCGCCACGGCCGACGACTTCGCAACGTGGGCGCGCCGGAACTTGAATGAGTTCGACACGGCCAGCGTCGAGCTGTACTTGGGTGCCGCATCCACGGTGATCCGCGAGTTCTGCGAGTGGCAGGTTTGGCCGCAACTGGTCGACGACGTGTTGACGTTGGACGGCCCGGGTGCGGCGGAGCTGATCCTGCCGGTGCGGCAGGTGGCCGGCGTGTCCGCCGTGGCGGAGCTCGGCACCGACTTGACCGTCGACGGCGACAGCGCAGACTTCGACTGGTCGGCGGCCGGCATTTTGACCCGCCGGTACGGTTGGTGGACGGCGCGACGGCGCGGCATCGTCGCAGCCGTTACCCACGGCTGGGTGACGGTTCCGACGTCGCTGGTCGCGCAGACGTGCGCCGTGGCCGGCCGCGCGTTCGCGTCACCGTTGGGCGCAACCCGGGAGCAGGCCGGCGCCGTGTCGGTCACGTATTCGTCGACCGCGGCGCCGGGTGCGTCGGGGTCGGGCGGTGTCGCGCTGACCGATGGCGACAGGGCTCGACTGGCGCCGTTCCGGGGCGGCTACCGATGATCGTTTCCTTCGCCACCGACACGGCGGTACGGCAGCGCGCTGCCGTGGGCACCGATGAATACGGGAACGACGTGTTCGACTGGTCGACGCCGGATGAGATCGACCTGACGGACGGGACCATTCAGCCGGTTCAGGCGTCGGAGAGCGAGCAGCCGTCGCGCAACGTCGTGGGGGAACGTTGGCTGGTCATCCTGTCCGACCCGGATGCTGACGTGACCGCTCTCGACCGGATCGTGTGGCGGGGGCAGACTTACGACGTGGACGGCGCGCCGCTGGCGTACCGTTCCGGCGTGCTCGACCACGTGGAGTTCTTCATCGTTACGGCGAAGGGGTGATGGGCTGATGCTCGGACTTCGCACGTCCCGTATCCGCGTCGAGCTGAACGGCGAAGGCATCCGTGAACTGCTGCGTTCCGAAGAGGTCGCCAGCGACCTGAAGCGGCGCGCCGAGCATGTCGCCGAAGCGGCACGGGGCCGGTACGCAGAGCTGCCCGTGGGGTCGCGCGACAGGGTGTCATCGCCGGGCGCCGCCGCGGGTGCGCCGGCCATCATCCCTGTTACGGTGCAGGGCGGCGAGCACGCAACCCGTGCATACGCGCGGGTTTCCGGCGATCACCCTGCCGCCCTGGCCGTGGAGGCTGCGCACCGGGTGCTGGGGCAAAGTGTGGACGCGGCCGGTGACTGAGATCATCGTCGGGCCCGACGCGGAACAGGTCGTGTTGACGTGGCTGCGTCAGGCGGTGGCTGCCGCCAGCCCGGCGCCGTCGTTCGCTGACGGACTGAAGCTGCGCACGAAGTTGGAGCCGGGCGTCACGCCGGCCGGGCCGTTCGTGGCGCTGCGCCGGTCGGGCGGCGTGATGACGAATCTGGTGGAAGACGCCGCCCGGATCGACTTCCGGGTGTGGCACGACAGTGACGGCGAACGGATGGCGCTGGCGTTGTGGCTGCGCGCGCTGGCGTTTTCCTCGCGGGGGTCGGTGGTCACGGTGCCGCGTACGGCGTTGCCTGTGACCATCGGTAGGTGGTCTGAGTTCGTCGGTCCGGGGCGGTTCCCGGATCCGCAGGATGGTGCACGTGAGATCATCCTGTTTACAGCAGAAGTGCGGTTGCGTGCAGCGGCCGTCAGCGCGTAGGGAGGGTGGGAAATGAGCACCGTAGCGGCAAACGTGAATGTCGCCATCACCGGAGCGGTCTACGCGTCGGAGGCGGGCACCACGATCACGGCACCGACCACGGCAACGTCAGTGCTCGACACTGACCTGAACGATCTCGGGTACATCTCCGAGGACGGCATCACCGAGTCGTACAACGATTCGTCGTCGGAGATCAAGGCGTGGCAGGGTGGCGCCATCGTGCGTGAGGTCATCTCCGGCTCGAAGGCGACCTTCGAGTTCGAGATGATCGAGAACAAGCGCGAAGGTGTCGAGCTGTACCACAAGGGTTCCGTGGTGGAGTCGGACGGCGCGACCGGCTGGAAAATGGACATCATGACGCCGGCCGCTGACCCGCGGTCGTTCGTCTTCGACGTGCTCGACGGCACCGACCACATCCGCATCTTCGTGTCGCTGGGTGAGGTCACCGAGCGCTCCGACATCACGTACAAGTCCGACGACCGGATCG